TGGCAAAGAAAAGCAGGTAAGTCTAAGTCAGGTGGGCTAAATGCAAAGGGTAGAGCGAGTTACAATAGAGCAACAGGTGGCAATCTTAAAGCACCTGTTACCTCTAAAAATCCGACAGGAAAAGCTAAGTCAAGACGTAAGTCTTTTTGTGCAAGGATGTGTGGTATGAAAAAAAGATTAACAAGTGCCAAGACAGCTAACGACCCAAATAGCAGAGTCAATAAGGCATTAAGAAAGTGGAATTGTAGGTGTGCTTAAATGAGTTTATACGATAATATTAATAAAAGAAAAAAAGCAGGGACTAGCAGGTCTAAAGAAAATTCAACTATTAGTAAAAAGAATTACAAGGATATGCAAGATGGTTTTCCTAATTCAAAGAAGAATCGTGGTGCGTATATAAAAAAGAAAAAATTCAAACCACATATGATGTATGATAAAAATGGTAAGAGTTATAAAGCTAATACAATGCAGGAGCATTTAGATATGAAAAAGAAAGGCTATGGTCATAGCAAGAAAGGTGCGTATATGAAAAAAGATATGGGCTACGCTATGGGTAAAAAGAAGAAAAAGAAGTTCCCTGACCTTAACAAGGATGGTAAGGTAACATACGCAGATGTCTTAAAAGGTAGGGGCGTATCTAAAGGTGCTTATATGCACGCTATGAAAAAGAAAATAGGTATGAATGCAGGAAGTAAGGTTTATTCCGGAACTGTTAGTAATACTAGAGATGTTGCTAATAAAATGGATATTAAGGATGGTATGTATAGACAACGTCAAATACTAAGTGTGCCTGCCGAACAAGTAGGTGGTAGTGGTGGTCAAAGGTATTACTTAGGAGAGGGCAGTTCAAGACAACCCGGAATTGCACGTAGAAAAGCTAGTTCAAGAGCCCGTGTAAAAATGGTAAGTGCACCACAAGACTCTATTCCATCAGCTATGATACCTGCATTTTTTGACGAACCTAAACAGCCTGAAAAGAAGAAGAAAAGAAAAGGATTCTTTAGACGTAAATGAACGTATCTCAAATAGCCCAACAGGTTCAACTTAGGGTTGAAGATAAAGATGGTGTAATCTTTACACAGCCTGACATTGCTAAGGCAATAAACTCTGCTAATCAACGTATAGGAGCATACTTAGATAAGAAGTATTTATCTAGGTTACTACACGAGCAATCTTTGAATACCTTTTTTGATAACAATGGTAACGCATTGGTTGAGGGGGAGTTACACGCTGACAATCAATTTTTAACTGATTATCAGTATAACTATGTAACTAACAATACCCAACAGATGACAACAGATTCAAAGATTACTTTAACAACGGAACAAAAAGCTAGTATTTGGAAAGGTAGTTTTATACTTAGCGATTTAACTGATAACACTCAGAAAAATCAGGCAGGTTATGAGTTATTGTTTGACCAAATAGAATCAGCTTATTTAATTCCTAATTCACACACAAATTACGGAGCAAAGATAGCTGAGAGTATTGTATGGATTCATATAACAGACCAACTAGGTAGATATGAATTAGAAAATAGCTATATGTACACTCCATCAGGTAGTAGCCCTGTTATGGTTCGCACAGCAGAGACAACAAGATTGGGTGTTCAAGAGGTAAAGTATTTATTATTACCAATAGACCTGCCAATGTTTGGCAACATTCAATTACTGTATTATAGAAAACCTCGAGAAATAACTAATATTAGTTCAGCAGAATTAGAGATAGCTAGTGTTGCTCACGATGCAATAGTATTTCTAGCCTGTGCTGAGTTACTTAATAGTGACGGGGATTTACAGCGTTCATCTGATATGCACACCAAAGGTTTACAAATAATAGAATCTTTAAATGCAAAGGTTGGTAGTATGGACTTAACCAAGAAACAGAGTAACATATAATGAAGTGGACAGAATTAGTAGATAGGGTTGTTCTACAGTTTGGTACTAACCCACATAATAAAGCAATGGCACGTAAGTTTCTTGAAGAGGCAGAACGTGATTTAGCCTTTTATACAAAGTGCCTTATCAAAGATAAGACTATTGTAGCAAACACAGATGATAATTTTTTTGATATGCCTGACGATTTTTTAGAATTAAAGTCAGGTATAACTGCTAACGAACATCAGCTACAACCTTATAGAGACCAAATTAATAGGGTTAAATCAGATGGTAGTCAGGTCACGGGTACGCCTAGGTATTACTTATTAACATCACAGCAAATAATATTAATACCACATCCAACAGAAGAGACAGTTATTAACTTTCAATATATTGCACAACCTAAGGCTGTAGAAGATGGTCGAGTATATAAAAAGATAAATTACAAAGCCCTTGATAATGGGTTTTTTATGGACGAGGCTGAGGTTCAAGGTGCTAGAAGTGGAGCAAAGGCAACTGTCCATAGTGATATAAATGATTTAAAAACAGGTACGTTAGTTATCGAAAACGTAACTCCGGGTACGCATACTTACACAAGTGCATATCCTGTTAATCCAAGTTCTAGTGCTATGGGTTTTTCTACTGTTGGTAATGCAGAGTGGTTTCCTACATCAGGGACACTTAATCTAACTGCATCTAATGGGACTACAGTTAATGTTACTTTTACAGGCAGGACTATAACAAATAATTCTGTTAGCATTACAGGTGTGGGTATACCTAGTGTAATACAAGCAGGGGCAAAATTCTCACTTACTAAAGATTTTATACAGAACGAAACATTATTTACAATAGACGATGCTTATAACCTAGCACAGGTTTCAGGTAGTTATACATTTGCTCAATTAGAATCCTCTTGGGATACTTTTGGTTTAGGAGCAAGGGCTACATCATCAAGCGTTGCTATAGATTGGACAGATAACGACATACTAAGCCCTGTAATTCCTGAGATATACCATTTGTATTTGGTTGATTATGCTAAAGGTTGTATTGCAGAGAACGAAAAGGAATATCAATTATCAGATAGGTTTATGCAAAAATACTACGGGAACAGGGAGTCTGTTAGAGGTCAGCTAAGTGGTAAGGGCACAGGCTCAGGCACAATGGTCGTTGCAGACCTAAGTTTTCGTGGTAACATTGTATGAGTTCTGTCAAAGTACCAATATTCGGTGGTCTAGTTACTAATGCAGACTCCGAAGATATAAAAGTAGAGTTTACCCCGAACACTCATAATTTTGATACAAGTGAAGTCGGCACATTAAAACGACGTGACATATCTACTAAAGTAACCCAACAAACAGACAGAGGTTTTGATTCAATGTTCCTATTTAGGAATGCGAATCTAACAACAGGTTCAGGTATGGAGTGGTTAATCTATTGTTCACAACGTGGCATAATATTTAGAATGGATAGGTTTTATAATGATTTATTATTAGATAGTTATAATGATAATACATTACAGTATAATTCTAATAACAACCCACCCGGAAATGATTTTCTATATTTTATAGACAATCAACAGCAAACAGTACCTAGATACATTAGCTTTCAACCTTTCGGAGATTATGTTTTAGTAGGTATGGGACACAAATTTCCCCCCAAGATTATACAGGCTATAAACGCTAGAAAACAATTTACGGGTCAATATACTAAACCAACAGGTGTTTATATTGAAAACTTTCATAGGGGCTATCCAACAACATATACCTTAACAGGAACAGCAGACACATCATTTGGTTCATTAGCAACAGCTACTTACAGATATAATTTTGTTCCTATTTATGATGGTGTAAATGAAATTGCAGTAGATGACGTTAAGTCTGTTCAAGTCGGTGTAACTCAAAATAATGGAAAGGCTAATGTAGCTTTAAGTTTAGTTAATAGCATAAACGATATGCCTTGTAGTTTAACAGGTTATAGGATTTATAGAGCAACAGTAGTAGGAAGTGCAAAGCCTGCATTTCGTGCAATTAAAACAATAAACTTATTAACGCCTGCCGGAGCAGAAGACCAACTTATTGAATCTACTTCTTGTTTTGCAGGTAGACATATTATACATAGCCCTGAGGGATTTCCTAGCGTACAGGAAATTAATGATATATGGAACACTAGGTTTCCTAATAATCAATATACTCTTACTCAAATGACAGACACAGTAGCCGATGATGATGAATTTAAGTTTGACATTTACAAAATGGGCGAGCAGGGCGATACTTTTGGTAGTAATAATACAGCTTATACACAACAGACCTGCGATAGAACAAATGCTACGGGTTATTTTGGTGGTAGTCTTTTACCCCACATTCAATTTATAAATCCCGGTTCAGGTGCAACGGGATGGGATTTAAACAAATGGGATAGTCTTCTTCAAGATTCAGAAAATGAATTTTTACACCTAAACATACCACACACTTATTATCCAAATAATGATGATGGTAATATAGACGAAGATGGATACGCAAATGGTTGGACAGCCTTAACAGGAGATACTATACTGTTAAAAATTATGTTACTAATAACAGGTGGTTCAGGTGGTAATGCTTTTCATAATCAGTTATTCTTAAATATATTTGTGCAAAATGCTTATATGGGTAAAGATAAAATCTATTCCCATAGTAATATATTCTCAACTCCGGGCACAAACAATGGGGATACAGCTAGATTACAATACACAAATAAAAATAATACAGCTAAAGATATTAATGAAAACATATACTTGCACGGGAAAAAAGTGGTTATGTTTTCTCTTGACAGTAATGGAGACCCATCAAACGATATTGATGCTCTTACATTAGATTACAACGCATCAAATAATAGTTCATCTAATCTTGTAGTAAAAAACGACATAGACAATCTTTCTATTTCAGGTTCAGGTAATGTAGGTCAATCATATAATGACAGCAATAAACAAGCTACCATAACCTTTACAGACAAAGGAGAGGCAGATGGTGCTTTGCCAAGTGTACCTATGGGTACAATCACTAGCCTTAGATGGCTGTATAGTGAAAATCACGGGGGTAGGATGTTTGTTGGTAATGTTGTACTTGAGCCAAATGGTATGAATGAATATTACCCTGATATGATTAACTATTCTGAGGCAGGTATGCCTGCAACTATACCAATAGGTAATTTTATAAGAATACGAGACCCTGAGGGTGGTGGAGTACAAGGACTAAAGAGTATGGGCGACAGCCTTATTGTCTTTATGGAATATGGCATCTATCGTCTAAGAGTACCTAGTATAGACCCATCAACTTATAGCGTATTAGAAAGTAATGAGTTTATTGGGTGCATTGCTCCTAGGTCTGTAGTTAAGGTAGAAGATAAGGTTTATTTTTGTGGTAATAATAATATCTATCAAATTGATGCAAACTTTAATATTAAAGCAATCGGTAGTGCGATTCTAAATAAGTGGGTTTCAGAACCTGAAAAAGATAAGTCGATTGCAATGTACGACCCAATTAAAGAGGTTGTGTTGTTTAGGTTTGGTAGGGTAAAGCCTGACCTGTATGAATATAACATTAGAACAGGCGAATGGAATAAGATACAAACTCAAGGCAATGTTAGTTCTATGGCTGTTGGGGAAGAGGGTTACTTACACTTTGGAGATAATTCATTTTTAGATGTTACTAGAAGTGATGGTAATGATAACGATGAGGATAACCCTAGCGACCCTGAAGACCCTGACGGAGATGATGATGGCAACCCAAATGATGATGTGGATGATGAAGACCCTGACATTTATGCTGATTTAATTGATAACACCTTTGACTCTACTGCCACTATTGCAACAGAGCATTTTACAAACTCAGATTTTTTTGCAGGAATTACATTTAGAAACTTAACAAGTACAGCAGGTAGTAATATTTTAACAGGTTGGAATCCTGCAACAGGGATAGTAGCAAATCAAAAAATAGCAGGGTTTGGTTTGCCAAGTGGAACAACTGTTTCCTCTACGAATGCAAGTAATAATAATATAGATGTAAGTGTAAATGCAACACAGGATAGTTATGTACCACCCGGGTTTGCCTCTTACGAAATACAGGGTCACGATGGGAATACCACCTTTTTTGGTCACAAAGAATTTAGTGCACAAAGTAACGCTTTCAAGTATTACTTGAGCACAGATGATTTTTCTAATTCAAATAGTAAACTAAGCCAAGGATATTTTTGTGATGAAGATTATATCTTTGTTAGAATCATAGCTGATAATATCAATATGAGTAGCCTGAGTTTTACGAGGTCATTAGTAAAAGCAGAGTTATTAAGGATTGATAAAGAGGCATTTAATTCTACACCACAAGAGTTAAAGTTTTCAAGAGTATTTAATGAGGGTACAAATACTCCTATCTTATTATACTTTTTTCAAAATCAATTAAATACAACTTTAGAGCAAGAGGATGGCGTTGCATACACATATCAAACAGGAGACTTTACAACTTGGGGAGCAGGTGTAGAACCTGCAAATCATAATGAAAGTATTGTGGTTTTAAAGTGGAAAGCTAGTGGTCTTACAACGCAACCTATTCAATTACTTAACGAGGGTAGTTCTATAGTTTTATTTCTTCCTGATGTTTACAATTATAGAAAGTGGGTAGATATAAAACCTGATGCAAACTCAGACCAAGACGATGGGGAAGATTCGCAGAACTTTACACAACCAACTATACAGGTTGTAAATACTAGCACAGCTACAGCAGACACAAATGGTTCAGGAGATTCTTATAACCATTTTCCATATTGGAGTAGGCTTGCACATCACGGAAATGAATTTAGCTTTAACAATGACAACACATACGGAACATTAGCAACTCATATGGCTATAAGTGGTCAATCTTATGTTGTTGCTAGGTATATGGGAGAGACTCAGCATCAGGTTGTAAAGTTTGGTAATAATATTACATACACCTTTGAGTTTTTTACTATTTACCAATTAGATACAAATAGCAATGGTGTATTCCAAAAATACAGACCAATAAAAAACGTAGCAAATGAGGCTTACTATGGAGAGGTTGCTTACTCTTATATATATAGACTTATAGATATGAGTAGTAATGATGACACCTACGCAAGTAGCGTACAATCTCCATATCCTAGTAATATCCTTAATCACGATTTTAATGGCTTTGACCCAATGTTAGAGAACGAAGTAGAATTAACAAAATATTATCCATCTAATCCCATAGAACCTGAACAGGGAATTGTACCTATGGCAGGTTGGTTAGAGAAAGGAGTAGAACAGTAATGGCACAGGCAACTCATCAGGTATATACACCCCCTGCACAAAACATTATTAGTGTTCCAATATATAACTACAGAACACAGGGTGGTTCTGCTGTTTGGAGACTAAGGGGCTTAAATGGCAATAGCGTTGGTGGAGAATTGTTTGATTCAGTTAGAAATACAAAGTGGTTTAAGCTAAAAGGCTATGATACTTCTGCACAAATACGCAGAATATCAATGAGTTATCGAAGTCAAAAACCAATACAGGTATATGTATATAAAGATTTTGAGAATTTACCTTGCCACGTTATAACATTTAAGAAACTTACTAGACGTGGTATTACATCTGTAAAAGCATCAGCTAGGGCAAAATGTTTAATGTTAAAAATACAAACAGCATCTTGGGTTACAGGTGGTGTTGATATTTATGGAATGGAAGTAGAAATAGCTGATGAGTAAACAAGACGACCAAAAATTTATACAACAAGAAGTTTTAGGTAAACAAGATAAGATAGTGTTTACAAATGATTTTAATAAAGTGAGTAGTATGAGTAACAGTAGTTTAATGTTTGTTGCTGTTGATAAGGATGGTATAAGTAGTGGCAATCCAACGAATGACGAAATAGGACTATATGCTAAATTTGGTAACAGAACATATAAGGTATCTTTAAGTGAGGTTAGTTAAATGACAGGTTTAGAAGTATTAGCAATAGCATCTGCTTTACAAGCAGGTGGTAAAATGGTAAAAGGGGGACTTGATTGGTTAGATGGTGGAAAGGCATCGCCCGAGGAAATGGCAAGGCTAAAGAAACTAAGAGAAAAATTGAACGCAGAGGCAGTAACGGATGCAGATGTTGCACGTGCAGAGCAACTTGGGACAAGGCAAGCAACATCATCAATGAACCAAGCTAGAGATTTAGGTAGACAGCAATTAGCATTTCAAGGATTAGGTAGTAGTGGACTATCTAGTCAGGTTGGATTAAAAGAGGCACAGCAGTTAGCCGATGCACAGACAACACAGGGTATTGGATTACGTGAAAGACAGAAACAAGCTAACGTAGCTTACAAAGAAAGAGCAGAGTCTAACTTAGATAATTATAGACAAGCATTAGCCGATAGAAGAAAAGCTGTAATGCAACAAGGCAGGTCAGACTTTTTCTCAGGTGGATTAGATTTACTTACCTTAGGTGCACAGCAAGGTATGATAGGTGGTGGTGGCTCAGTTCCAAAACCTCCGTCAGGAACAGGTGTGGACACATCTTTTGTAGACCCTAAAAATTTGCCTAAGGTTAGCCTATTAGAAGAAAACCCAACGGATATAACTTAGAGGATATTATGAGCAACCCAAGAGAATTATACAACCAATATCATAAAGCATTAATGGATGCAAGGATAGAGGCATCTAAACAGTTACAAAAGGATGCTATAAAAACATATGAAATAAATCAACGTGCAAAAGCATATGCAGATAGAGATGCTACAGAACGAGAAAAGATAAAGGCTCAAAATAAAAGAGAGTATTATAAGATATTTGTAGATGCTATGGGTAAGATGTCTGAGTTTGATGGCAAGAATCCTTTACACCAACTTGAAAAAGAGGGACAGGGTAAAGATGCTGTTTATTATATAGGCGTTGGAGACGACAGGCAGGAAATAAGTGCTAAGGCATATATGCAATACAATACAGAAAACCTTAATACTATGAAACTAAGAAAGCTAGTAATGGGTGGTTATATGACAGGCATAAAACATATGAGTGAATATGACCCTGATGCTATTGCAAGAGCAGAGAATATGTTAAAAAGAAATCCTAATAATCCACCTAGTGGAGTTAAGACAGCACCTGATGGTAGGGTAGTAATAAGAGATGGTAACGATGGTCTTGATAAGGACATTAAACAAAAAACAGATGAAGACTTAGCAGATGAAAAGATAGACCTAGAGGGAGACACAGGTGGATTCTTTCAGGGAATCAAGGGTGGTATAGAAAGAGATTTGCAAGACCCAACATCCCCTGCATATGCAATAGACAAGTTTTTTAGTAATAAAGAAGAGCCGGGTGGAAGTGGCTCAGGAAGTGCAGTAGCCGATACTACTGATAGATTTGGAACTTTATACACAGACCCTGCCTCTAGTACAAGCACCTCAGGAGTTATGATGAATCAAGCAGGTAAACCTATGACAACGGAAGAGGGAATGAATATCATTTCAAATAAGGGTGGTATTAATGCAGGTGGTAATGTGAGTAATACAGCAGGAATGACCTTGGATTTAAAGTCAGGTCTTAGAGATAGGTACAGGGAAGAACTAGGTAAACGATTACAAAAATAAATGAGTAACCAATGGCTATACGATGGAGTAATGTCTTTTGAAAATCCTGACTATGAAACTCCTGATTCATTATTCTATAACAACCCTTATGGTGTTTCTGTCTACACCGATTGGATGGCAGATTATGGTGCTGTTCGTAGTGGTGTTTCTCCTGATATAGAAAACGCAGGTGGGGAAATTATGCCTAGACCTGCATTCCCTACTTTAGATAGTGGTAAGGCTGTTGGTCAGGCTATTATAGACAATCAATGGGATATGTCAGGTGGAGACTATTTAACATTTGTTAAGAATTACGTCTATGGTAATAATAAACAATTTGAAGACATTATCCCTGAAGAACAACAAAAGCTACGTAATTATGCAGGTCACTTAGAAACCTATCGTAATCACGCTAATCAAAAGAGCGAATTAGAAACTGTTGTTGGAGACATAGAAAAAGGCATAGAGCTTGATTTTTATAAAGAGTCTCTATATGAAATGTATCCCGAACAAAGACAGCGAATAGATTCAGCTATTGAATCAGGTGGTATAGGCGTAGATGATTTAATGTACGAACTAGACGAGAACGCACCTAAAGTTCCTGCTCAATTAAGCAACGATGTTTTTACTATGAACAACCTAGGCATTATGAAAGATGCTTTTGATTCAGGTGTAGGTGGTATGGCATCTGACTTAGGTGGTATGTTTGAATGGTGGGGTATGGAAGACATTGGTGGCTCTATAAAAGATTGGGGCGATAGCGTTCAGAAAAACAATGCGATTGATATGCCCGAGTATGAGTTTGATTACAACCATATAGGTAGTAAAGAGTTTTGGATGGTAGATGCTCCTAGGGCTTTGCCATCTATGCTGTCTTTAATGATACCTTATTTTGGAGCAGGTCGTGCAGGTACAAGTATTTATAGGGCTTTACCATATGCTAAAAGGTTTGCAAATATTGAAAAAGCATTCAGAGGTACTGAGAAAGGTAAAGTTGCTCTAAAATCAATGAGGCGAGGAGAGGCTATCTCTGCAAGTATTACAGGTGCTGTAGGTGGTCGTCAGGTAGAATCATTGATTGAGGCAGGTGGTGTATGGAATCATATGAAAGACCAAGGATATACAGACGAAGAGGCAGGCGTAGCAGGTTGGGAAGTATATAAGCAAAATCAAAAGTTAATAGCATCTGATTTTACTCAGCTATATGGTATCTATGGTAGATTACCATTTAGACTAGCTAATAACTTTGGTAATTGGTTCAGGGGTGCAGGTATTGGAATTGGTGTTTTAGCAGAGGGTTATGAGGAAGTAGCACAATCTTACTTTCAAGAATTAGGACAAGCTGTAGCAGATGATACAATAGAAGACCCTGAATTAATATTAGATATAAGAAAATTAAAACCTGAAGATAAAAAAGCATTTGCTATTGGTGTTTTAGGTGGTGGTGTATTTGAGGGTATGGGCAGGTTAGTTACTAACAACCTAGACCCTAACCAAATAGATGAATTATTAGATGACATATATGTTAAATATGAAGACAGGAAAGAGGCACAAGAAAATGCTCAGGAAGATTTAGACACCGAGTTTAGTTCTTTCTTAGCTGAGGCTACAGGTTTACGTGCTTTAAAAGACAAGCTACGTATACGTTTTAGCAACAGAACATTACGTGATGTATATACAGCAGAAGAATTGATAAGCATTGGTTATAATCCTGCCGATTATGCTAGTGCAAGAATAGACGAAACAAGCCCAAGATATGACACAGAACAGGGTGGGGAACAGTTCTTATTAGAACCTGAGGCGTTTAATTACATTGATAATGATGGTGTTGTTAATGTAATCTTTGGTAATAATGCTAGTAATGAGGCAGTATTAGAAGACGTTGTCGAGGCAGTTTATAGAAGACTAGAACAGCTTGACCCTGTCCTGTATAATAATATAAAGGCTTGGGAACAAAGAAACCAAGAAAAAAGCAGTAATTTTCAGGGCAGGGAACTTTTCAGTAAATCCTTTGTCTACAATTATTTAGGTATAGAATCCAAGATACCTGAGAACAACACAGGCTCTATCCCACTACCACCTGAAATATCAGAGGCGTTTGATAACTACTTTGTAAATGAAGACGGGGATAACATTATTTCGACTTTAATGGGGGTGCAAGAAAGACGTACTGACCGAGAAGAACAAAGCGAAATATTGGCAATTCCGGAACAAACTAGCTATGAAGAAGGCTCAGAAGTTCCAATGGTTATGAAGTCAAAGCCAACTATTGTAATAAAGGAAAGACCCGGAGCACAGTTTTCAGGACAAACAATAGAGGTTGGAGATTATGTACAATGGACAAACCAAGGTGCAGACCAATTTGAAATACCAAGAAAAGTTTTAGGAATAGAAAGAGACCCTACGAGTGGTCGTATGTATACTTTTGTTGAGGGTACAACTACAGGTATTCCATTAGATGAATTAGACATTAGAAGTGCACCTGCATCTAATAACGATGTTTTTGTTACTATAGATAATAACCAAGGCGAATTGTTTAAAATGCCTACAGCAAACCCCGACGTACAGGAACAAGAGCCTGTTATTAAGCGTGAGGTAAAGATAAAAGGGGTAGAGGGTTTATTTGGAGAGCAATTAACAATAGATGATATTGCAAAACAAGTTAATGATATAGATAAGTCTAATAGTAAAAATATTAAAAGTATAAGGGAAATACCTAATAATCTTAAAGATGTTAAGAAAGAAGACTTTAATAGGGAAAGAATCCTTAATATTTTAAGTCAGCACCCTGAGGTAGCTGAAAGCCTAACCCCTGTTGTTTCTATGAAAGTCTTAAAAGAAATAACCAAAGACTTAAACATACCTGTTCAAGGTCGTAAAAAAGTAGACCAATTAATGGCTATACAGAACTTCTTTGAAGAGGCTAAAGATGATGCAACCCAAGGTTCTTATATAGGTACTTGGCTACCTAGTGAAACCATACAAAGTATAGACATACCTAACGTCAGGTCAAACCTTACCAATGTTATCTTAGATGCTTATAAAAGATTACGCCCTGATGGTACGTTTGTTGTTAATCTGCCTGAGGGTACTACTCCAAAAGCTAGAGAAAAGATATTTACAATGCTTACAGGTACAAACAGAGATATGTTTAAGATGCCTAAGCGTGGTATGGTTGCTATCAACAAACAATCTATCAAAAAGAGTTATTCAGGTTTATTTGCTCAAGCTAATTACGACAAGAAAAACTCAACTCCTACAAAGCTAGTATTCAAAGGTAAGGGTCAAGTACCACCTAGCCTTGTAAACTTTATGTCTATTGACCCTACGAAAACGGGTGTAGGTGGTTTAGGTAAAGGACTCAGAAGACAATGGAATCCTAATACAATGTCTTGGGGCGTTGATAATAGAACATTTACTCAAAAGGAATATCAAGACTATATAGACAGGGCTGTTGAGACAGGAGTCACAGAAGTCACAGAAGAACTTCAAAGTGTATTTGAAACCTTAGGTGCTATTAAAGATACAGATGGTTTAAAGTTTATAGACATTTCCTTAGGTTGGTATACGACAGCAGTAGATAAGTCTATACAAGTTACAGGTAGTACGGAAATCCCGTCTTTGTTGGCTAAGGGTCAAGAGGGTATAAACAATAGAAATGTTTTTAGAACTCTATTAGGTCTAACCTCTCCTAACCAAGCTGTTGATAATAATTTTAATTACGCTGTAGAAATATATAAGCACATAGAGCAAAAACAAATGCGACCTGAGTTTAAGGAAGCTAGTGCAGGATTTAAGTTTTTTAAGAAAACAGATGGTATAGATTTAAAAATGCCAAATAGTGTGGCTTTAAACATCGAATTATTTTATGATTTAAAGGATTTACACTTTGATGGTAGGATGGATAAGACAATAGAGTGGTTAAAAACAAAGCACGACCCTAACGATATAAACTATGTTTTAAACAGTATTGGTAGAAAGATTAAAAAGGTTGATACTGTAGATGGCTTTTTAACAAAAGAGGGAAAAGTTTATGGAGCAGAGGTTTTTAATTTTAAGGTTGGAGCATTTGTTGCCAACCTATTAGGTGTTTCAGATATATCAACTATTGACCTTTGGATGTCTAGGCAAATTAATAGATGGTTAGGCGAACCTTTTATTGCAACAAATAAAGATGTCGGTAGGATATTTGGCGACAACTTCTTTGCTCCAAATAGCACAGTAACTAAAATGCGTGATGAGGCAGGAGCAAGACAAAACTTTTTATTGTTTAGAGATGTAGTAAAGGGCATAGCTAACGACAAAAGAATAACAAAACACTTTGGTAGAAAAGTGACACCAATGGAAATACAGGCTTTGTTATGGTATATGGAAAAAGCATTATACTTAAATCAAAATGCAAGGTCTCAAAAAGAACTAGGAGAAAGTGATTATGGCTCGTATTCCGAAATCAGACAAGAAATCAGACGTAACCCCAATGTCAATCTTACAACTATTGAAGGGATTGAACCTGAACGAAACCAAGGAGCGTATATTCGAGGAAGTGGCAAAAGAGCATTTGAAAGTACGTATGCCGAAGATAGTCAAGGAGCAAGCCTTGGACGAATAGACCTTAATCAAGAAGAGGACAGAGATGGAGTTAGACCTTTTGTTGGCTTTAGACAGAAACAAAGTAAAGAGTCTAAGGCTAAACAAAAAGAGTATGACAAGCATTATGCTCCTAAGAATTGGCGTGATTACTTAGTTACATTTAGTACACAAATAGGAAAACTACATCCTAAGCTACCCGGATTGTTCAGGCGTTTTCAGTTCTATAGTTTAAAATACTATAACGATTCAATGGCAGAGGTAGAGCCTTTAGTTTTAGGATTAAAAGATTTACATAAGAGAGCCACAAAGAAAAGAGCATCAGAAGAATTAAAAAGCGATTATTTAGATATTGACCTAGGTCTTAAAAATCAGCAATATAAAGAGATAGAACCTTTATTGAAAAAGTATGGTTTATATGAGGCTGTACTTCGTGCACGTAAACAACTAGATAAGATAGCTAAAGATAAAGAGGCTGTTGGATTTGACTCAGGTTTCTTAGAAGACTATTTCCCTAGGGTCGTTACTGACCATTTAATGTTAAAAGATTATCTATTAGAATACGTTGCTGACCAAGGAGACAAGGATGCGATAGCTGAAGAGATTGAGGCACGTAGTGCAGAGATAGGTAGAAAGTTAGAACTAGAAGAACAAGTCGAAGTTATGCAACGAGTTATACTAGGTAGAGCACAGGGTGCACAAGTAGGGACTCCTGATAATTTAAAAGAAAGAAAGATTAAAACTCTTAACGATAGTGCTAATCAATTCTATGCCCCTACTTACGATGCCCTTGGTATTTATATGGCTCAGGTTACTGAGGCTATAGCAGGCAAGCGATTTTTAGGACAAAGTAAATACAGCGTAAGAAAGCAAGGCTCAAACTTTATTGTTGCACATAAACACTCAGGTAAAGATGCTACAGGAATGAAGTTTAAAAACAGGCGTGATGCTTTTAATAAAATGAAAGAATTAGTAAGTGTACATCTTGATGCTCAGGGCATTCCATTAACAGGGATGGAATACACTATTGATTCTTTTATACTAAAGGCAATGGAAGAATACGGGCTAGATGTTAAACAAGAAGAAAGATTAAGGAAATTATTACAAGCATATTTCAATAGACAAAAAGGTAATCCTATGACTATGGCTCTAAAGACAACAGGGTACATAACTTCTATGGGAAGTATCTTTAGTGCAATTACTCAGATTGCTGATATTGGTTTAGCTGTATGGCGTTCAGGAGACCGAGGTTTAACTAGAATACCAACAGGTGCATATAGAACAGTAAGGGCATTAACCGAATCCCTTGTATACTCTTTTGGACAACGCAGGTTTAACGAATCTTTTATAGGACGTGAAGAGTATGGGGTAGATGCTATAGCTGAAGAATTGAAACCTGATGGTGGAATGTTATTAAACTTACTACAGAAAGTATTTAAAGTAGTTCAGCTAGAAAGATTAGACCAAGTAGGTAAAGATACAACTGTAAATGCAACATTAGCTAAGTTTAGAGCATTAGCAAAGAATCCTAATAAGCCTGAATATAATGAGTTTATATATAGACTACAGCAAAGTTTTAGTGCAGAAGAAATAAGTCAAATATTAAAAGATTTACAAGATGGTACACGAAGTGAATTAGTGCTCCTATTGTCGTATACGGAGTTACTCAAGGTTCAACCAATAGGTAAATCTGAAGTTCCTGTTGGTTATTTAGAGATGCCAAATGGTAGAGTCTTCTATCAGTTAAAAACATTCTTCTTAAAAAGGTTTGATGTATACAGAGATGAAGTAAAATTTATAAATGCTCAATATGCCGAGGCAGAGAGAGTAGGCGATAAGGCAAAAATGCGTGGTTTAAAATCTCAATACTATGCACGTATTGTTGGTTTGATTGCATTGTTTGTATTAGCTGAAATGGGAACAGATGAAATTAAAGACCAATTAGCAGGTAGAGAAACTGACTTATCAGACAAAGCAGTACAGAACTTATTAAAGATGGTCGGGTTAAGTAAGTTTACTTTTTGGACAGCTAAGAGAGAGGGTCTTGATAGTGCTCTATTGAAAATGATTATGCCACCTATCACAGGGGTTGTTAATGATATAGCTATTAAAGACGTATATACCTTAGGCGAAAAATATAACAAAGGTGGAATGCCTGAAGTTCGCAAGCACATTAGAGAATCAGGTTTGCGAGTATACAATCATATACCTGTAGCAGGTAAACACTTGTATTGGTGGAACGAAGATTTATTAGGTAAACGACCTGCATATCTTGGTGTAGGTAGAGGCAATGTAATTGCAGAAAAGTATAACAAGAAGAAACGCAAAAGGCGTAAGCGTGGTCGTGGAGAAAGGCAACGATAAAAAACTAATGACAAAAAAGAGAAAAGAGGTAATATAACATATGGCAGATTCAGGAATTGCACCCAATCCCGATAGTAACCAACCATCAGGATTTGTATACTCAGGAACACTAGGTACAGACTTAGGTACTGTTGCGATAAGTGAGGTATATAAAGATTTATTAACTGTCAATGATGCAAGTAACAATAACGCAGGAGCAACAGATGCCCTAAAATATATAAGAGATGGTGCAGGATTTCCATTACCAATTCAGGTAAGCAGAACAGAAGTATCTGTCGATGGAGATTTAAAAGTAAATGATTTACACATAGGCAATACAATCAATCTTGATTCTATTAGTCAGTATCTGTTTAATGTAAACACAGGTACAAGTGGTACAGTTTTCAAACTCAGAGTAGGTAGTAACGATGTCTTTGCAATTACAGATAAGGGCGAAGTAAATGTTAAGAGTTTGGATTTTGAAGAGACCGACGAAAATAATGTAGCAGGTCAGAGTGAGGGAACTTTAATATGGAATGGCACGAACCTACTGTGCTATATGTAACAACAAACAAGAAAAGGAGTCATAGATAATGGCAACGTGGAAACGAATCATTACTGATGCCGATGATAGTAACTATAAAAATAGTAACGTAAAATCGTCTGACTTACCTGTTGCTACTGCATCAGCAGTAGGTGGAATCAAGGTAGGTTCAAACCTTTCTATCGTAGCAGATGGAACGCTTTCAGCATCGAGTGGCAGTAATACAACAAACAGCAGTATGGCGTTTAATACATCAACAGGTGTTTTAACGCTTACTGATTCAGCAAGTGGTAGTGTAACAGTAGACCTAGATGGTAGGTTTCCTACTGATAAGATTACCAACCTCTCAATCTCAGGTACGACAGGTGCTCTTACGATAGCATCGAGTACGGGTACTAATGCAGTTATACCTATTCAATCAGGCAACAACTCAGGTCTTATGGATAAGACTAGAGATACTGCAATCACAGCAAACTCAGCAAAGGTTAGTAACGTATCTACTAATCTTAGTGTATCAACAACGAACGCTAAAGTAACTGTTAATAGTTCTGATGGTACAAACGCTGAAATTTCAACTGCGAATGGTTCAAACGCAGGGGTGTTGTCATCAGCATTGTTTAACGCTATCAATACAAATACAGCTAAAACAAGTAACGTAACAACAAACCTAAGTGTATCTACATCAGCAGGCAAAGTAACAGTAGCAAGTTCAGATGGTACTAATGCTGAGATTGGAACAGCAACAGCATCTAGTGCAGGTGTTTTGTCATCAACTTTGTTTAGCAACATACAAACAAACAACGCTAAGGTTTCAGCATCAGGTATTGTATCCTGTACTGAGAGTAATGTTATAAGCATTTTAGGGGCTTTAGATTCAAGTGATACACTTCACATTGGAGATACAGGGGCTGATACTACAGTATCAATTAGAGGTAATCTAACAGTTAGTGGTACAACAACTACAGTAGACAGCACCAACCTAAAGATAGGCGATAATCTTATTACCTTAAACAAGGATGTAACAGGAACACCAACTGAGAATGCAGGGTTTGAAGTAGAGAGAGGCACAAGTGCTAATCCTAACTTTATTTGGTCAGAATCAAGCGACCACTTTATGATAGATTACAATTCTTGGAAAGCCAATGTAGCTACTATGCAAACTGCTAATTCATCTGCTCCAACAAGTTCAGATAATGAAGGTGGTGCAACAGGTGCTTTTTGGCATAGAACAGGAACTAACGAAGTATACGTTAGAACAGCGTAAATAAAGTAAACGACAGGAGAATGTTATGGCGTTACACAGTAAAGGTGGTCAAATTGTTAAAAACAAACCTCGAGGAAACATTGTTAAAGTAGAGGACAATAAAGAAGAAGTAAAGTTAAATGCTAATGATACAGACTTTTTATTAAAACTATTTATGGACTCTCAATTTAAAGGGAGTGAGATAGACAAAGCACACGGGGTGTTAAGCAAATTGGCAAAACTACATAGGGATAACTTAAATGGCTAAATCATCAAAATTACAAATTGTTAAATTAAATCCGATGGAGTTACTATTAATAAAACAAGCAGTAGAAGATGTAACTGTCAAGGGCAAGGATGCTCATATTGTGGCAGGGACAATAACAAAAATAACTAAGGCGATAGACAGGGTAGATTTAAACTTAAAGAATGGATTACCACCCGGAACGTATGAAGATAATAATGGTCAGGTAATGGCAAAGGTTGATTAATGGCGACTTGGAAAAGAATAATTACTACTGCTGATGATGCAAGTTATAAGAATAGCAACGTAACCACTTTTAGTGGTAATTATAATGACCTTAGTAACAAACCCACTATACCTACCAATAACAATCAACTTACTAATGGTGCTAGTTATTTAACTACGTCAGGTAAAGCAAACGATTCTCATAAGTTAGATGGTTTGGCTCTTATGTCAAACACTATCAACAATGGTGCAAACCGAATAATGAGAACGGATAGTAATGGGTACGCTCACTTTGGTTGGATAAACACAATAAGTGGTGCATTAACAACTCAAACCATCAATAGGATTTTTTGTTCTACCGACCAATATGTTCGCTATATGACTCCTGCTAATTTTGCAGACCAAATAGAGGGGCATATTGATTATGACGAACTAGACAACCTACCAACTATTCCAACTAATACTAATCAGCTAACAAATGGTGCAGGTTTTACAACGAATGCAGGAGATATTACTAATGTTAGTACAGGTACGGGCTTAACAGGTGGTGGTAGTTCAGGTAGCGTAACTGTCTCTGTTGCTAGTGGTGGCATAGATACAACACAGCTTGCAGACGACTCAGTTACTAAAGCTAAATTAGATGCTAACTCTGTTGTTGCAGGTTCTTTGTCGGTAAGCAGTAGCCCTACCTCAGGTCAGTATTTAGTATTTGCACCAACGGGAGATGGTTTACATTGGCAGACTCTTAGTATTAACAACACAAATTGGAGTGGCACAGACCTTGCTGTTGCAAATGGGGGGACAGGTTCATCTAGTGCTAGTGGTGCTAGAACTAATTTAGGACTAGGTTCGTTAGCAACTGCATCAAGTATTAGTAATAGTAATTGGTCAGGTACAGATTTGGCTGTTGCTAATGGTGGTACAGGTGCATCATCACAAAGTGATGCAAGAGGTAAAAACAATCTTGATGTAAACCAATCAGGACACCTTGGCTACAACACAAGAATAAAAATTTTACCTAGTGATTTTATGCAAGACTCAGATAACTCAACTGCAAACTACGCATTGACATCAGCTAACAATGGTGGTACAGGTAGAATTATGAGTAGTCTTTTAGAGATAATTGGTAATTGGAATATACCAAAAGGATTCAAAGCAACATCAGTTACCCTATATGGAACATCAAGAAGTTTTGCAGTTTATGAATGTAACATAGCTAATACTTCTGCTACATCAAAAGGAACAGGTACAATGTCTACCTCGGGTGGCACATCAAACATTACAGATGTCACAGCATCAGACACTAATTATCTTTCAATTAGAATTGACCTAGCATCTACCAATGATAGATTTTATGGTGGATATATAAGTATAACGAGAGCATAAAATGGCAAATGATTTAAGAGCAAGTAAAAGTGGTAGCAAGTTAGAAGATGCCCCTCAGTTAAAAAAGATTACTGACATACACGGGACAGTAGCAACTGAAGACATCGTAATGAGGTCTGTTATTGAAAGATTTAAAACTCTTGAGGCAGAGCAGAGAACTATACACGAAGAGATAGACGAACTACAAAAGTATATAATAAGTGCTTTTGGTAGAGACTCTAGCCTAGCCTCAAGCCAAGGAGCAAAAGGAGATAAAGGAGACCAAGGCATACAAGGCATCCAAGGAGCAACAGGTGCTCAAGGAGCGAAAGGAGATAAGGGGGACACAGGTGCACAAGGAGCAACAGGAGCGAGAGGTGCGACGGGAAGTCAAGGAACAGCAGGGAGCAATGGAGCGAAAGGAGACAAAGGAGATGCGTTTGTATATAGCGACTTTACTTCTACGCAACTTGCAGGTCTTAAAGGTGCTACGGGTGCTCAAGGAATACAAGGTGTTAAAGGAGACACGGGAGCAAGAGGAGCGACAGGTTCAGCAGGAGCAAATGGTTCTAATGGGGCTAAAGGTGATAAAGGTGATGCTTTTGTTTATTCTGATTTTACAAGTTCTCAGTTAGCAGGATTAAAAGGTGCGACAGGGGCACAAGGTATTCAAGGTGTTAAAGGAGATACAGGAGATAGAGGAGCAACGGGAGCACAGGGAATACAGGGTGTCAAAGGAGACACAGGCGATAAAGGCGATAAAGGGGATACAGGTAGTGCAGGTTCTAATGGTAGTAATGGTTCTAATGGTAGCAATGGAGTAAGCGTAACTCATTCCTTTAGTGGATATACTTTAAGTGTAACGTCAGCTAGTGGAACATCTAGTGCAAATTTAAGAGGTGCTACAGGAGCAACGGGGTCAGCAGGTGCTAAGGGAGATAAAGGAGATACAGGAGCGACAGGAGCACGAGGAATACAAGGTATCCAAGGTGCAACAGGGTCAGCAGGAGCAAAAGGGGACAAGGGAGACCCCGGAACTGACGGAACTAATGGAAGTAATGGTGCTAAGGGAGACAAGGGAGACACAGGGGCTCAGGGTGCAACAGGAGCAAAAGGAGATAAAGGGGATACAGGAGCACAAGGTGCTCAGGGTATCCAAGGTGTTGCAGGAGCAGATGGTGCAGATGGTTCTGATGCAAGCGTAAGTGGAGTCACAGGTAACTACAGATATATGCAGGATAGTAGAACCACTAAAACAATGAAAATACAAAACGGATTAATAAAGCAAATATCATAATGGATAGTTTAAGAGTAACAGGAGTTACAACAGGATTAGGGTTTGTTTATTGGACAGACATATTATCAGGTATACTAATGTGCCTGATGTTTGCGTTTCAAATTTATTATTTATATTTAAAGGTAAAGAAGATTAAGGAATAACTACATAATGGGAGCATCCGAGGCTTTAGAAATTTACACTACTGTTGGTGTCACGGGCGTTGTGGTCGCCCTTTTTGCTTTTATGATTAAAAGTTTAATGACGACTAACAAAGAACAATCAGAAGATTTAGAATTAATTAAGCAGAGTATAGCAGTACAGAAGACAGAGCTAAACTCAACATATCAAATTACAGTAAAACTCATTGATGCTATTAATGAATTTAAAAAAGACATCAATGATAAATTAGACAGGCGACACGAGAAATTAGTGGATAGTATAGACGACATCAGCGACGATGTAAAATATATCCAAGGTCGTTTAAATGGTAACAGTAGAATAAATAAAT